GACCCGGGTGTGCAGCGTAAAGCACCAGAAGCAGTTATCCGGCGGGCAGGGACCGCGGTCGGAAAAACAATTTGAATGGACTCGTACCGCGCCAGTAGCGCCGAACAGTCAGCTTCCTTCTTGAACACAGGATTTGAAGGAAGGCGAAGGAGCGCATTACTGAAAGGCCTGGCCTGAGCGCCGGGCCTTTTGGAATGCCTTTATGAATGTAATACCCCCCGGATCAAAAAGCCAAGGAGTATCAAATGAACCTTTATGCACTCATTGAGTACGGCAAAGTCAGTCAACTGAAAGAAAGCGAAACGGAGCCACCTTTTGTATCAGCAATGGCCTCCTGGGTCGATGTGACAGGAAATACGCAAGTGCGGGTGGGCTGGAAGGCGACACTCAACGGCGTCTGGACGTTTACTGCGCCATCCGAGCAAGACTTGCGCAATGACGCTCAGGAAAAGAAGTGGGAGTTGCTGAATGGGGCCACGATGTGGCTGATGCTCAACTCTCTGCAATTCAAGGCAGACCTTAACGTAGCAGACCCGCAGGAGCAGGCGTTGCTACTTCTGTACAAACAGTACTGCATTGCTCTCAGCGATATCGATAAACAAACAGGTTACCCGGTGACTATTGATTGGCCAACCGTACCGTACTGACAAGTGCACATTGCCGGTTTGCTCCGCTGATAGCAGTTTGGGTGCCTGCCTGAACTCGCAGGCGTTTAAATTTCAGGTAATTACTGATTTGAAAATACATGAGGAAGAATCAATGAATCGTTATGCCCTTATCGAGACGGTGTATCAACAAAACTATTACGTCGTCACGCAACTAGTAGATGCGGAAGATTTTCCTCCCTTCCCTGAAAATGGCGGGGGAAGTTGGATTGATACCGCGGGACTCGCGGTTCAAGTGGGTTGGCTGGCTCAATTTCAGACGTTTCAGTGGGTCTTTACCGAGCCGGACTACGAGGCTTACGTGCGACTTGCCACGGCCCGAATGAGCGAGCGTTTTGACAAAGCCATTCACTGGCTTACCTTTAATCCACTGCAATACAAAAAAGATATCGGTACCGCCACGCCTGACGATGAAGCTGCACTGTTTTCTTACAAGCAGTACTTTGTCGCCGTCAGCGAAGTAAAAAACCAGTCTGGTTATCCATCAATCATCAACTGGCCAATCGCGCCATTCTGAAAAATAAAAGGTTCGGTGAGTTGCCGGCTTTCTTACATGTTCATTTACTCGTCGCACTTATTTCGACCGGATGAGTTGAAAGTCGAGAAGTGCCGAGTCACGCATGTTGTTAATACAAACAAGGAATTAACATGAATCGTTACGTATTCATTGAGATGAGTAATCAGTACCCGTTTTCCCGGGTTGCGGAGATTATCGAGTCTGAAGAAACACCGCTCACTCCTCCTCAGGGGATCTCGGGCAGTTGGTACCAGGTTGCAACGGACACCATCGTTCAAGTGGGCTGGAAGGCTACGTACGCGGCAACTGGCTGGGTCTACTCGGAGCCAACGTATCAGGACTATGCCGATCTCGTCTTGACACGTATTCGTCAGCGCATCGGTGCTGCGTCCAGCTGGCTTGATCTCAATCCCGTGCATTACAAGGTCAATCTAGGCGTCGCCACGCCAGAAGAACAGGCAACCTGGACTTCTTACCAGCAGTACTACATCGCTGTCACCGCTGTGAAAAATCAACCTGACTACCCATTCACGATCGAATGGCCGGTAGCGCCCTTCTGATCAAGTAGCGGCTGTCAGAACGAAAGCTCGAGTGCATTACTGAAAAGCCTGGCCCGAGCGCCGGGCTTTTTGGAATGCCTACCTGAAGAGACATCGCTTGAACCCAACACACATCACTCATCAATCACCTACGGAGGCGTGACATGACAAACGAGCAACAAGCGTTGGCGGACATGCCGATCTGGCTGGTCATCCTCCTTGCCGTCGTCGGCGGGGTGTCCGGCGAAATGTGGCGTGCCGACAAGGAGGGCGCACGTGGCTGGCCGCTGCTGCGCCGTCTGGCCCTGCGCTCCGGCGCCTGCATGATCTGCGGCGTGTCGGCGATCATGCTGCTGTATGCCGCCGGCATGTCGATCTGGGCGGCCGGCGCCTTCGGTTGCCTGACCGCAATGGCCGGGGCCGATGTGGCCATAGGTCTGTACGAACGCTGGGCTGCCAAGCGCATTGGCGTTTGCGAAGTTCCACCGCGTGACTCCCCCGACTGATCAATGACCCTTGCGAGGCGAAAAACTGACCATGAATGACGAAGATCTTGCTGCGATCAACAAATTGATCGCAGCACTGCAGGCACAGACCGACAGCCAGGCGGCATTGAATACCTCCATCCGCGTTCTGGCGCAAAGTAACCAGGCCTTGGTAGACCTTATCAAGAGTCGGGAGCCAGACCCCAATGCACCGCCTTATCTGGACGGTACGCCCGCACCCTGATTCGCCTGCTTCAAAACGTAGAGGCAGTACCCACCGAGTTTTACCCCCAACCCCGCATTTGCGGGTTTTTTGTTCATTGGAGAACGCTAGATGTCGATTCTTACCCAAGGTACCCAAATTTTCGCCCTGGTGCCGCCTGCCACCGGTACCGGTCCATACACCGTATTGGAGATCGAGCACGCTACATCCTTCGATCCGGGCGGCGCTCCGGCAGAGCAGATTGAAGACACCAGTCTCAATGCCGAAGAGCGCACCTATAAAAAAGGGTTGCGTACACCAGGCTCCGCGAGCCTGGGCCTCAACGCTGATCCGACTAACGCCAGTCACATTCGTCTGCATCAACTTTCTGAGGCCAATGGCGATACCGGCATCAAATGGGTTGTAGGTTGGTCCGACGGCAAAGGTGTCGCGCCTGCAGTGAACAGTAAAGGCGATGATTTTGAGTTGCCGACGACACGTACCTGGTTCACTTTCGACGGTTATGTGTCGGACTTCCCATTCAACTTTGCTCTTAATGCCGTCGTCACTACTACCGTCACTATCCAGCGTACCGGTGGGTCCGCCTGGATCAAGAAAGCCTGAGATCAGCCATGAACCTCAAACAACTGAAAGCCAAGGGCGGCATCGTCGACGGTCAGCCGATCAAAAAAGAAGTGAGTTGGACTCATCTCGATAGTCAATCGGGCAAGGAAGTCACTGACACTTTCACGTTGCACATTCGCCGACAGTCGTTCGGTGTGATTGAGCGACTGTTCGCCCAAGGCGAAAACGAACAGAGCCGGAACGCGAGTTACATTGCTGCGTCGGTCTCGTTGGGAGCCGAAGGCGCGGAAGCACTTTCCTACGACGACGCCTACAACCTCGAACCGTCGTTAGGGTTTCTGTTGCTCAACGCAGTCAATGAGGTGAATGGCACAGGCGGTAGCGCAGTAAAAAACTGACTGCCGCCGATGAGTTCTGGCACGAATTGGTGCTGAACGGAGTCGGCGGCCGCACGATTGCCGAAGCCAAGGAACGTATGACCTACCAGGAAGCCCTGGCATGGGGTCGATACATTGATCGATATGGATCGCTTCATACCGGTAGGCGGCTGGAGGCGGGTAGCGCAATGGTTGCGCTACAGACCCACCGGCTGGGCGGCGGTCTGGCGGAACTGCTGGACTTCATGCCTCATGAGCAGCGTCAGGGGCTTTCCCTCGAGCGTGCGATTGAGGAATGGCAATAGCCAGAAATTTATATGACCCGTTTCGGCGGGTTTTTTCATAGCCCGGAGAAACGCACATGGCAGTTACTTCCTCTGCAGGTTTGACGCCGAACCTCGACGGCCTTGAACAAGCCTGGACTCAGGCGTCACGTATCACCGAACAAAAACTGCGTCAGATGCAAAAGCAGATCGAGGATGCCGCAAAGAAAATCGGCGTAACGCTGCATGCGTCGGCCAACTCGATTGCCCAAGCGAACATCGCTACCTATGTCGATGTTCAGGAGCAAGCTGGCAAGCAAATCAACTATTCAGACGATTTCGATAAGCTGCGCAGTAATGGAGCTCTTGCTGCCGCGCAACTCGGAATGGGTTCGCGGAAAAGTGAGCGTGCGAAAGCGCTGAATGACATCGACCAGAAATATGCGTTGGCACGCAAGGCGCTGGACACGCCAACGGCTGGAGGCATCGCACCTCAGGAAAGTGCCGATTACGGCACGTCGCTCGACAAGTTGAAAGCCGAACATGAGCAGATGACTCTCCAGGTTCAAAGCAACTACGAGGCGATGACCGAGGCACAGGGCAACTGGCTCAACGGGGCGACGTCTGCTTGGGACGATTATCTCGACAAGTCCGGCAATGTCGCAGCGAAATCCAGAGAGGTATTCACCAAGGCCTTCGACACAATGGGGAGTGCGGTCACTACCTTCGCAATGACAGGCAAGTTTTCGTTCTCCGATTTTGCCAAGTCGGTGCTCAGCGATATGGCCAAACTGGCTGCGCAGACGGCAGTCTCCAGCGGGTTGAGCTCGCTGTTTGGTCTTGTGAGCTCCGCGGCAACGTCGTATTTCGGCGGCTCTGCCGCACCGACAGCGACGACAGCCACAGTCGATGGTTTGAGCACCACCTTCGTCCCGCAACTCAACACAGCAGGAATCAGTTATCACGCCAAGGGTGGTGCGTTCACTAACGGTATCGCCACGGGGCCGACACTGGCCCCAATGGCCATGTTTGGCGAAGCCGGACCGGAAGCCATCATGCCGCTCAGTCGAGGTTCCGATGGCTCCCTCGGCGTGCAGGTGCAGGGTGGCGCATTGGGCGGTAACAGCAACCATCAAGTAGTCATCCAGCAAACCATCAATGTGGGTGACAGTTCGGGGGGGAGCGTAGCAGGCGACATGAACTCGCAAACCGTCGCCAAGGCCTACGCTGGTGCCGCCAAACTGGGTGCCGCCGAACAGATTGCTCGTGACCTTAAACCGGGTGGGCAGATCTGGTCCGCCATCAACGGCCGCTGACGATCAGCGGCTGGCTGCAATCACTCACGCCCGGAGAAAACATGAGCACGGAAACATTCAGCTGGCTTCCAAAAGTTGAGCCTGTCGGCAATGTCGAGTTTCGCCTCAAGTCGGCGAAGTTTGGTGACGGCTATCAACAAGTGGCCGAAGACGGCATCAACAACAAAACACAATCCTGGCCGCTGACCTTCGTCGGTGACGAGGTGCGGATCAGATCCATTGTGCAGTTTCTTGATCGTCACGCCGGAGCCGCGCCTTTTTACTGGACGGCACCGTTGAGCGAGCCAGCCCTCTATCGCTGCAAAGGTTATCAACCGACTCCGATGGGAGCAGGTCTCTATACCTTGGTAGCCACCTTCGAGCAGGCATTTCACCCGTAAATCGGGATACGCCTGACGCCAAAACCACCCTGCCTTGCGCGGGGTTTTCTTTGCCCGGAGATTCAAATGTCCATTACTGCAGATATCCAGGCGCTGGAACCGGGTGCCTGGGTCGAGCTGTTTGAACTCGATGCCACCAGCCTCGGCGCCGAGCTATACCGCTTCCACGGTTATCCACAGCAAACCTCGATTTTCTGGCAAGGCCTGGAGTATTCACCCTGGCCCATTCAGGCCGAAGGCTTTGAAATGACCGGGCAGGGCACACAACCGACTCCATCGCTTTCGGTTGGTAACGTCGGTGGTTTCATCACTGCTCTGGTGTTGTATTTCGATGATCTGGTCGGGGCGCGGCTGATCCGTCATCGCACGTTGGGCAAGTACCTCGATGGTCAGCCTGAAGCCGATCCCGAAGAAGAACTGCCGCCAGATGTCTGGTACATCGAGCGCAAGGTCAGTGAAGACAGTGAAGTGGTGAAGTTCGAACTCGCCAGTGCACTGGACTTCAACGGCGTACAACTGCCGCGTCGGCAAATCGTTGCCAATGTTTGCTGGTGGCTCAGTTGCGGCGGTTATCGCGGTCCGTACTGCGGCTACAACGGCGGCCCCGTGGCGGACGCCAATGACGTAATCGTCAGCGACGCGGCCAGGGACAAGTGTGGTGGACGCCTGAGCAGCTGCAAGCTGCGTTTTGGCGAAAACAATCCACTGCCCTACGGCTCGTTTCCGGCGGCGGGACTGATTCGGAGCTGATCATGAACAAGACCACGCTGGCCGCCATCGAGCGTCATGCCATCGCGCAGTATCCCGACGAATGCTGCGGTTTGCTGATTCGCGAGGGGCGCAGACAACGTTATGTGCCTTGCCGCAATACTGCGACGACGCCCAGTGAACACTTTCGTCTGGCACCACAAGACTACGCGGCGGCCGAGGAGTGCGGCGAGATCCTCGCCGTCGTTCACAGTCATCCGGATTATCCGGCGACGGCCAGCGAGGCAGACCGGGTTTCTTGTGAGGCCTCTGGGTTGCCTTGGCACATTCTCGAAGTGCGCAAGGATGATGCGGGGCGGGTTTGCAAGGGTGAACTGGTCACCATCACACCCAGTGGATATCTGGCGCCCTTGATTGGGCGCGCATTCGTCCACGGGGTACATGATTGCCTGAGCGTCATTCTCGACTATTACCGAAGGGAAATGGGTATCGAACTTGGTGACTATGACCGCGAGGACGGCTGGTGGGACAAAGGCGCAAATCTCTACCTGGAGAACCTGCCCGCCGCGGGTTTTGAACAGGTCAGCCAATTGCAGCAGGGCGATATCGTGCTAATGCAGATTCGTTCGCCGGTGCCCAACCATGCCGCCATTTATCTTGAAGATGGCGTACTCAAGACTGATCCCGATCGTTTCCCCGCGCCGGGTTCAATCCTGCATCACCTTTATGGGCGAGACAGCCGGCGCGATACCTATGGCGGATACTGGACAGAAGTGACCGTGAGCTGTTGGCGGCATCAATCGAAAATTTCGCATCACCAGCCCCCTGACTCAATCACTGAAACCTGACTGGAGGTCTTCTCCTGGAGCTGTGAAATGCATCAGCAAAAACTTAGGACTATTCGCCTCTATGGCACCTTGGGTGCCAGCTTTGGTCGCGTGCACCGGCTGGCTGTGAACAACGCCGCGGAAGCCATTCATGCCTTGTGCATTCTGGTTCCGGGGTTCGAGCGCTATCTGATGGAATCCCGGGACCGGGGGCTTACGTACTCGGTTTTCCTGGGCCGCGACAACATTGGTCAGGACCGGCTCAAAGCGCCGAGTGGCGCAACGGATATTCGTATTGCACCGATGGTTATCGGTAGCAAGCGAGCGGGATCATTACAGACGGTTGTCGGAGTCGTATTGATCGCTGCAGCAACATTTTTCACCGGTGGTTTTGCAGGCATTGCCGCTGGCGGTACCTGGGGGGCAGTGGGGTCTGTAGGGATATCCATGGTGATTGGTGGCGTCATGCAGATGCTTTCTCCACAAGCCAAAGGGCTGGGATCCCAGGACGGCCCTGCCAATCGAGCCAGTTACAGTTTCAATGGCCCCACCAATACCAGTGCTCAAGGCAACCCGGTGGGTCTGCTTTACGGCCAGGCCATTGTCGGCAGCGCAGTGATCAGCGCCGGGATCTACGCGCAGGATCAACTGTAGCGAGCGGCCTTTTACAGCCGGAGAAATCTATGGCAATGCAAACAGATCAACAAAAAATTCAGACTGTCCTGTTATCCGGATCCCTGGCGCGATTGTTTGGGCGCAAGCATCGTGTGACAACTTCCGGCGGGTTTCGGGATGTCATGGGCTACTTCAAGCAATTCCCCGGTTTCGAAAGGTACATGAACGAAAGCGCTGGCAAAGGGCTCCGGTTTGCGCTGTTCAATGGTCGAGAAAATCTTTCGCAAGATGAACTGGGTAAGCCTTCCGGCAAAGAGGTGCTGCGAATTGTGCCAGTCATCGCAGGGTCAAAGCGCGCAGGATCACTTCAAACCATTGTTGGCAGTGTGATGATTGCTGCCGCATTCGTGCTGTCGTTTACGCCATTCGCCGGTGCTTCACCTTTTCTGTATCAAATGGGAACCGCCATGGTGATCGGTGGCGTTTTGCAAATGCTGAGCCCCCAAGCCAAGGGCCTGGGGGCTCAGGACAGCCCCGCCAATCGCGCCAGTTACAGCTTCAACGGCCCGGTCAACACCAGCGCCCAAGGTAATCCGGTAGGTCTGCTGTATGGCCAGTTGGTCGTCGGCAGTTCCGTGATCAGCGCAGGTATTCACGCGCAGGATCAACTCTAGCGTTCGATCTTTTATTGACGTCCACCCAACCCGCCCTGTGCGGGTTTTATTTCGCCTGAAGGAAAGCCATGACTGACCTCATTCTCGCTGGCAGCAAAGGTGGCGGCGCCAAGCCGCGCCCCTCCGTGGAGGCGCCAGACAGCCTGCAAAGCACGGCTTACGCTCGTATCCTCGATCTCGTCAGCGAAGGCGAGATTGTCGGTCTGAAAAACGATGCCCGCTCGGTGTTTCTGGATGAAACACCGCTGGCCAACGACGACGGCAGCCTGAATTTCAATGGTGTCACGCTGGATGTTCGTACCGGTAGCCAGGACCAGGCACATATCCCCGGTTTTCCCGCGGTGGAAAACGAGGCGGTCGCAGCGGTCGAGCTGCGTAGTGATCAACCGTGGACCAAGGCCTATACCAACCTGCAACTATCGGCTGTGCGGATTCGTCTGGCGGTGGCGCGACTGGCGCAGACCAATACCAGCAACGGCGACACTAACGGTTATACGGTCAAATACGCGATCGATCTGGCCACCGATGGCGGTGCCTTCGTCGAGGTACTGGCGTCTGCGTTCAGTGGCAAAACCACCACCAAGTACGAGCGATCGCACCGCATTGATCTGCCTGCGGCCAAAAGCGGTTGGACCGTGCGAGTACGCCGTTTGACCCCTAACTCCACCAGCGGCGCCATTGCCGACACCACCAGTGTCGAATCGAGTACAGAGGTGATCGACGCCAAGTTGCGTTATCCCGGCTCGGCGATCATCGGTTTGCAATTTGATGCCTCGCAGTTCCAGTCGATACCGTCGCGTTCGTTTGAATTGCTGGGACGGATCATTCGGGTGCCGAGTAACTACGACCCGCAGAGCCGCACGTACAACGGCATTTGGGACGGTACGTTCAAGTCGTCCTGGACCGACAACCCTGCGTGGATTTACTACGACCTGCTGCTGCATCCGCGTTATGGCCTGGGCCATTTGCTCAATGCCGGTCAGGTCGATAAATGGGAGCTGTACCGCATCGGTCAGTATTGCGATCAGCCTGTCTCCGACGGTAAGGGCGGGACTGAACCGCGCTTTACCTGCAACCTGTATTTGTCGGTGCGCGCGGATGCACTGAAGGTTTTGCAGGATCTGGCTACCACGTTTCGTGGCATGTCGTATTGGGGGGCGGGTTCGGTCATGGCGGTGGCCGACATGCCTGAAGATCCGGTTTACACCTACTCCAACGGCAACGTCATTGGCGGCAAGTTCGTCTATGGCGGGTCGGCGAAAAAGACTCGTTTCAGCGTGGCGCTGGTCAGTTGGAATGATCCGACGGACTTTTACCGGCAGAAGGTTCAATACGTCGATGATGCTGAGGGTGTCGCTCGCTATGGTGTACAGCAGACTGAGATCACTGCTACCGGTTGCACGTCTCAGGCTCAAGCCCAGCGCATCGGTAAATGGGCACTGCTGACCAATCGCCTGGAAACTGAAAGTGTCACTTTCTCGGTCGGTCTGGACGGGACGCTCGCACGTCCGGGACAAATTATCCGTGTGGCTGACAACGACCGCGCCGGTCGACGGATTGGTGGCCGCCTGCGTGGTGCAACACTCGATACGTTAACCCTGGATGCCCACGTGACCGCCGAAGCTGGCGATACACTCACCCTGGTCATGCCGACCGGTAAAGCCGTTTCACGCGTGATCAAGTCAGTGAGCATCAGCGACCAGGCTCAACGTGTGATCCTGGCTCAGCCCTTGAGCGAGTTGCCACCGGCGCAGTCGATGTGGGCCATTGATTCCGCTTCCCTGGCCGCGCAGCAATTTCGCGTTTTGTCGATTGCTGAAGACTTCACCGACACTGAAATCAAGTACAGCATCAGTGCAGTCAAACATGTGCCGAGCAAGTACGGCGCGATCGACAACGGCTCCCGTATCGAACGCCCCCCTGTCACGGTCATACCGCCAGGCGTTCAGGCGCCACCGACTTCAGTCACGATCAGTAATAACCACTTCGTCGATCAAGGCAGTGCAGTCGGTGTGATGACCATAGAGTGGACGCGTCCGGCCAACGCTATCGCTTATGAGGTGTACTGGCGCAAGAACGACAGCGAATGGGTGTTTGCAGGCCGCACCGGCGGTTCGTCCATGGAAGTGCGTGGCATTTATGCCGGGCGTTACGTGGCCAAAGTGCGAGCCATAAACGCGCTGGACATCGGTTCGATCTATGCGACTTCGGTGGAAACGCAACTTTCCGGGAAAACCACACCACCTCCTTCAGTGACTTTCCTCAAGGCTGACAGCCTGTTGTTCGGTATCGGCCTGAAGTGGGAGTTTCCGGCGGGCGCTGATGACACGCAGCGAACCGAAATCTGGTACGGGCCAACGGCAAACCTTGAGGCCGCTACCAAACTGGCGGACCTGGCGTATCCGCAAAGTGATTACACGATGCAGAGCCTGTTGGCTGGCACGTCGTTCTTCTTCTGGGCGAGACTGGTCGATCGTACGGGCAATATCGGGCCGTGGTATCCGACCGGTAATGGCGTGCTGGGGCAGGCCAGTTCGGAGGCTGGACCGATTCTCGACATGCTCGCGGGCAAGATCTCGCAGACCGAACTGGGGAAAGATCTGCTCGGTGAAATCGAGAAAATTCCCGGATTGCAAAGTCGGGTTGATGCCCTGGATGAAAGCTATGATCCGACGAGGACTTATGCGAAATATGCCGTCGTCCGTCAGGGCGATCGCTTGTATCAGGCCAAGGCGCTGGTACCCGTCAATCTGCCACCGCCGAACGCCGAGTATTGGGTCGATGTAGGGCAAACGGTCGAGACTGCCACTGGACTGGTTCAGCAGGTCGAGACCAACACCGCTGATATCAACAAGATTGATGGCGCAGTGATGGCTCAGGCTGCTGTATTCCAGGCGCTTCGCGCCGCATCGCGAGATGATAACGGTGAAGGCGAGCTGGCAGATGCGCTCAAAGGCTGGACCAGTACGGCGGCCATTGCTATGGAAAGCAGCGTCCGTGCGTCCCAGAACGAGGCAACCGCCCAACGTGTTTCAACGCTGGAAGTCGGTATTGGAAATAACGCGGCAAATATCCAGTCGCTTGAGAAGGTTGTAACAACCAATAGCTCGGCCACGGCGACGAAGCTCGAACAGTTGAATGTGTCCGTTGGGCAAAACACTGCCGCCGTTCAGCAAGCCTCAAGTGCCATTGCCGATACCAGTGGCAAGTTATCGACGATCTGGTCTGTGAAGATGGACACAACGGCGGGAGGCCAAAAATATGCCGCTTCGTTTGGTTTGGGGCTTCAGGTAGATCCTTCGGGTGTTTCGTCACAATTTGTTGTGCGTGCCGATACCTTCATGTTGTTGAACTTGGCTAATGGAAATCCGGTATCGCCATTCACCGTGAGTGGCGGTCAAACATTTATTAACGACGCCTTTATTCAAAATGGCTCAATTAATATGTTGAAGATTGGCGATAGCCTGCAGTCAGATAATTATTATCCAGGAACAACTGGCTGGAAACTGACCAAGTCCGGTAGCTTCGAAATCAACAGCAGCGTAGCCGGACAGGGACGAGTCATCATGACCAACAGGTCGCTCCGGGTGTTTGATGCCAATAATGTCAAACGCGTACAACTTGGAGATTTAAGCGAATGAGCTATGGAATGGCGGTCTTTGATTCCAACGGCGTGCAAACGTTGGGTATGGAAGATTTTACAATTGAAAAGTTGGCTCAGATGTACTTGCCTGCCGTCCGCACCATGGGCAATGGCATCAGGTCTGATTATATTGTGATGGACGTTCCAGGGTATAACCCGGCTACTTGTTTTGTTGTGATTACACCACGGGTTTATGCTGGCTATAGTCAACCAGGTCGTCCGGATTCGTGGGGCTATGTACCAACTTATAAGGACCTTGGCGGAACGCAAATCGGTATTTTCACTTACGTGAACAGGCGGCGGCCTACCGGTTATCACGACAACTACGTGGACGAATGGACCGAGCATACAGTCGAGTGCGTGGTCGAAGTCGTGAGGGTATTGTAATGGCGGATTACGGACTTTCAGTGACGAATACGTATGGGGCTGTGGTTATCTCCAGCACCTATAAAGTGATGGTGTTTTCCGAGCGTGGCAGTTTCAGAATACAGTCCAGGTATACCGATCGCGAAGGCAGCGGCGCTGTTGCGTTCGTGAAGCCGATCCTGACACAGGAGGCTCCACAAGTTTTTTTCAGACATGTAAATGGGTTTCATACATCTCTGGGTGTTTATATCACCATGTTGGGAGGACCTGGGAACTGGACGGGTTTTCTGGTGACATCAGCAGTGCGTAATGGAAGCAATTTACAGAATTATTTGATGGAGTATGTTATCTGTAAGTTTTCCGATCAGCCCAGTCCGCAACGGTATGGCATGAATATCTTTGATGCCCAAGGCCGCATCGTATTTTCTTCCGAAGACAGAGTTGTTCGCTATCACAAGTTTGCCAAGTCATGGTCTCTGGTAGTAGGTGACTATGTAGATACATACAAAAGCAACCTTGTCATCGAAGCGGATGATTTCGTGTGTGTTTCGAGTATTGATCGTGGTGTCACGTGGTTTGCTGATGGTTTTGGTTTTGTAGGTATGAGCTTGCTGGATAACAATGTTCCTGTACTGAATATTACCGCACAAAGGGCGGGCGGCGGATACTGGTATTACCAAGGCACAAATGGAACTTGCTTCGGAATCCCGGTGTGCAAGTTTCCATCGTCTAGATATTACAACTAGCCAACTGAGGAGATCGGTATGCCATGGAGCAAGACCGGAACAGTAAGCGTCACAAATAATTCCAATTCAGTTATCGGGGTCGGGACATCCTTTATCGTTAATGGACGTGTAGGGGATGCGTTCAGAGGCCCTGATGGCAGTTGGTATGAAGTCACCAACATTGCCAGCGATACGGCCATGTCGATTTCGCCGAACTATCAGGGCGTGACTGACGGAGCAGGCGGGTATGCATTGGCGCCGCTGCAAGGCTACGTAAAAGAGTCAGCTGATACGTTGCGGGCTTTGGTCAACACCTACGGTACCAAGCTTGCGGCATTGGGGGCCACCGCTAACTTCGACGTGCTGCCTGTCTCGAAAGGCGGGACTGGCGGCGTGTCACCGGCCGCAGCTCGCGCTGCTCTGGAGCTGGGCAGTGCCGCTTCAGCCACCCTTCAAACCCATTACAGCGACGCCACGGCAGGCCGCGTGATGCAGGTCGGAGCATTTGGGATCGGCGGTGACGCCCCGGTCTACAACGGCAACATCGACGACACCGCAACTGTTCCGGCGGGGCGCTGTTTTGTCATTAACACCGCCACGGGCGTGAAACCGACGGGATCGTCCTACGGTTTGATGGACACCATCAAATACGTCGGTCAGCCGGTTCATCAGGCCTGGCACGAGGTCAACGGCATTGCCGGCGGTGGCACTCTACGCACCTGGGAGCGAGATCAGTACGGTACGGGCGTTTTCGGCCCATGGCGCATGGTTTACCGACAGAACAACATAATCGGCGTCGTTTCGGGTGCCGGTGCACCTACCGGAGCCATTATTGAGCGGGGGGCCAATGCCAATGGTGAGTACACCAAATTCGCCGATGGCACACTTGTCTGTTGGAAGGTGATTGCCACCAACTCGACGGGTACCTATGCCGTGGGTGCATTGTTCGGCAGTGATGCTTATGCCCCGGGTGCCTATCCATCAGCCTTTGCATCGATTCCCACTGTGACGTCGGCAGCGATTGGCAAGGTCTACGCCGACTGTGTAATGGCCAGTGCCTGGTTTCCCCCGTCTATTGCCAACTGGGGCGCCTGGCGCGCCATCGCTACAACGAACGCAGCCTCGGCTGCGCAAATCAATTTGATCGCAATAGGCAGGTGGTATTGATGAACATTGTTCTGTCTCCGCAACGCAGAGAGGATGCTCTGAAGCTGCACAAGTCGGGTGCCCTGATCACGGTGAACGGCGAAACGTTCGATTTTTCGCGGTTGTCCGACGGCGACACACTACCGCGAGCCGCAATCGATTCCGAATGGTTCGTGGGTGACGTTTTCCACGAGAACGGCCATTTGACCCTTCACCTGTTGCTGCCGATTCCGGCCGATTACAGTCAGGCGCAAGCGTTTCCTGCCGACCTGATCGATCTTCCTGACGGTGACGTGGCATTGCCACAGCCTTTGCCGCAAAAGGAGGTTGAAGTATGAATATCGACTGGTCGCAATTGATCACCAAAGCCATGAAAGAGACGGTGGCTGCCGCAGCACGATTGACCGAAGCTCAAGCACTGCTCAAGAGCAAAAACGAGGGGGCTGCAGCACAGGTCACTCGCATTCAGGATCGGATCGACACCCTCGGTTACGGCATCGATCTGGGGGAGGCGACGACTGAAGATGAGGCGGAACAGCAAGCACTGCTTGGCAACCTGAAACAGTGGAAAGCCTACAAGTTCAGCTTGGGCAAAGTGAGCACACAAGCTGCCTGGCCCGTGACGCCAGAGTGGCCTGTCCAGCCCGATGTTCCGATGATAGTGGTTGACCCGGTCTTGCCGCAGGGCGGACTGGCTTTCTGACAGCTACCTGATCGAGATCGTCTTGAACACCCCATACCGCCGAGTGCGGTTTTTTTTCGCTTAAAAAAGGACTGCACCATGCCATGGCTTAGAACAGGTACGGTCAATGTCACCAACAATTCGCCCGCGGTCATTGGCCTCAACGTTGATTTCGTGACTAACGTCCGGGTGGGCGACGCCTTCGTCGGACCTGATGGACGACAATATGAAGTGAGCAATATCGCCAGTCCGGCGATGTTGTCGATCACCCCGGTTTACCAGGGAACGACGGCCAACGCTGCGGCCTATTCGATCATGCCCGTGCAGGGCTATCCCAAGGCACTGGCCGATGCATTCAACAACCTCAACGTTCAGTACGGCCCGAAGCTGGCGGCACTGGGTGACGTGAGTGGCTTCGATGTCCTGCCGCTGCGAAATGGCGGCACCGGAGGAACGGATCTTGTTTCTGCTCGCCAGGGCCTTGGCCTGGGTGCAGTCGCAACCGACACCATTGTGCCCATCGTACGTGGCGGAACCGGCGCGACGGATGCCGCCTCGGCGCGCTTGGCGCTTGGACTCGGTGCTGTGGCAACGGACGCTGTTGTACCGATAGCACGAGGTGGCACGGGTGGAAACTCCCCGGCAACCGCTCGGTTGGGCCTCGGACTGGGCAGTGCTGCCGTTGCCGCGTTGGTCGGAACGGTCAGCCAGGACAAAGGCGTTCCAACCGGAGCCGTCATTGAGCGCGGCGCCAATGCCAACGGTGAATACGTCAAGTTTGCCGACGGCACGTTGATTTGCACCCTCAGCAACAAGGGCGGCGTAATATTTAACAACCCGTCCAACATGGGCTTCAACTGGTCTTATCCGATGCCCTTCGTGACGCTGGGATTTGTCATTGGGAATCTGGTTGGAGTATTGGGTGTGACTAGGGCGGTGACCAGTGTCAGCGCCTACAGCAGAGGGCTTGGTTTTGCCAGCATCTGCGCTTTCAGCCTTGGTCAGTTCGTACAAGGAGACGAGCTAATAGTCTCGTTTGACTGCTTCGCCATCGGCCGGTGGTTCTAAGCAAAACCCAGACTGAAAACTGCGGGCTGGGGTTCCTCGTTAAATCGGGTTGAGTACAGGCGCTGACCTGCGACCGCCCCCACTCGGTACTTCCTCATGAAAATGACCCCTCTGGTCACGCAATTGCGTGCTCAGTGCCCGACGCTGGGCAATCGAATCGCCGTAGGCAGTGACGTCGCTGTATTACAAGCCGATGCGGCGCTGCAAACTCCGTGCGCCAGCATCACGCCCCTGGCCGATCTGGCCAGCAACAGCACCACACAAAACCTCACCACCCAACCGATCCGCGACCGCTTCGAAATCGTCCTGGTGCTTGACGCCACCGACGCCACAAAAGCGCTGGATCTGTTGCACGACCTGCGTGCCGAACTGTGGCGCGCACTGGTGGGATTCAAACCCGCTTCCGACTACAGCGCCATCGTCTATGACGGCGGCGAAATGGTCTCGATCAACAGCAGCCGCGCCTTCTACCGGCTGCGCTTTTTTGCCGAGTTCCAGCTCGGCCGCAATCTGCCAAGTCAGCCT